CTATTACCGCTAGGTAATATTAAACCTAGAGATTACCAGAAAGATGCAGTCAAATATGGATTGAGTAATCGTAAAGGACTGTTGGTAAGTCCTACAGCTTCAGGCAAATCTTTAATCATATACCTGTTAATTCGATACTTCATGGAATATAATAAGAGTAAGAAGATATTGCTTATTGTACCTACAACATCACTCGTTAAACAAATGTATGGTGACTTTGCTGATTATTCCAAGGATGACGAAACGTTTAATCCTAATGTATGCCACCAAATCATGGCTGGTATTGACAAGAATGCAGATACACAAATCTATATCTCTACATGGCAAAGCATATACAAGATGCCTAAGGAATACTTCCAACAATTTGGTATGGTGATAGGAGATGAAGCACATAACTTTAAAGCTAAATCACTAACATCTATTCTTACGAAGTGTTCTAATGCTGAGTATAGATTCGGTTTAACCGGTACACTTGATGGTACACAAACGCATAAGCTAGTATTAGAAGGTTTGTTCGGGCCTGTATATAATGTTACAAGTACCAAAGCATTGATTGATGACAATCACTTATCAGATTTAGATATTGAAGTGGTGCTCCTGAAGCATCCTGAGGAAATGTGTAAGGTAATATCAAAGTTAAAATATCCTGATGAAATCTCGCACATTGTCTCTTATGATCCTCGCAATAAATTTATTAAGAATCTAGCATTAGATCAGAAGGGTAATACATTAGTTCTATTTCAATTTGTAGAGAAGCATGGCATACCATTACATAAGATGATTGCTGATGCAGCACATAAAGATAGAAGAATATTCTTTGTAGCAGGCATGACAGACGCAGACACACGCGAGGATATAAGAGCTATTACAGAAACTCAGAATGATGCTATTATCGTAGCAAGTTTAGGCACATTCTCCACAGGTATTAACATTAAGAATCTCCATAACATTATCTTTGCATCTCCAAGTAAGTCTCAGATCAAAGTATTACAGAGTATTGGACGTGTTCTTCGTAAATCTGCTACAGGCCAACCAGCAAAAGTATATGATATTGCTGATGATCTCCATTGGAAAAGCCGTAAAAATTATACTCTTAACCATAGTGCTGAACGGATTAAGATATATGCTAAACAGAAATTTAGATTTAAAATACACGAGGTGGAGCTATTATAAATACATATATGAAAGAAGACAATAAACTACCAACCACATTAGAAGAACTACCAATCAAGTTCTTTAAATTAATGAGTGGTGAATCAATTATATCATACACACATGATGTTGATAATGAGTATTGTATCGGGTTAGAAGAACCTATGTCGGTTAATGTATCTGCTGAAGAGTATGTCTTAACACCATGGATACCATTCTCAGATGGTAGAGTACATATATTAGAAGCTATGAATGTTATTATTGAAGCACCTGTAGATTCTAATATGAAAGCACAGTACATGAGAATAGTACTTGATACTATAATAGAAGATAATATCAAACCTGAATCTAAAGTACTTCATTAAATATATAGTACTATCCTGGCTCGACTACTTAGTCTATTATATCACACTTTACGGTAAATGTACACCCTTTTATCACTTATTTTTAAAATAAAAAATAAACAGCTATTTAGTGTACTTTTAGTAAGAAATATGTTATAATAGATCTATAAACTTTATAATTAATGAGACTTATATCATGACTGAAAAGATCAAACCAAGAGACAAACCCCATTACGTAAACAACAAAGACTTTTCTTATGCAGTAGTTGATTACGTCACCGCTTATAAGAAAGCTCAAGAAGACACTCCCGATAAACTCCCACAAGTAACAGATTATATTGCTACATGTTTTATGAAAATCTGTGAAGGATTAAGTCATAAACCTAACTTTGTAAGATACACTTATAGAGATGAAATGGTAATGGACGGGGTAGAGAATTGTCTTAAAGCAGTATACAACTATAATATTGAAGCTGCTACAAGAACTGGTAAGCCCAATGCATTCTCTTACTTCACTCAAATCGCTTACTTTGCATTTATTAGACGTATCATTAAAGAAAAGAAACAAGCCGACATTAAGTATAGATTCATGGAACAAGCAGATGTAGAACAATTCATGGTTGGCATTGATGTTAATAACCCTGTTGATAGCGCATTCATTAATACATTGAGAGAGAAGATATCTAAGATCCGTATTAAGGATGAGGCTATCAAAGAGTTTGCTAAAGAAGAAAAGGAAGTTAAGAAAAAGGGTTTGGAGTTGTTTACAGTATGAAAATTGCTGTAATATCGGATACACATTGTGGTGTAAGAAACTCATCAGAAATCTTTATGCAATACCAAGAGGAATTTTATAGAGATATATTCTTCCCATATTTAAAAGAACATGATATTACTAACATCTTTCATTTAGGTGATTACTATGATCATCGTAAGAATATTAACTTTAAAGCACTTAATCATAATAGAAAAGTATTCCTTGAACCTTTAAAGGATAATGGTATTCATATGGATATCATTCCAGGTAATCATGATGTCTTCCATAAGAATACAAACGATCTCACCTCTTTAAAAGAGTTGTTAGGTTACTATACTGCTAATGTAAGTATTATACAAAATCCCACTGAATTACATGGCGTACATCTTATACCGTGGATCAACCAAGAGAACTATGTTGAGTTTGTTGATTATATTAAAAAGAATAGTGGTATACTCATGGGTCATCTAGAACTTAAAGGATTCGATGTTCTTAAAGGATTTGCTGCACCACATGGCATGGATGGGACATTATTTAAACATTACGACAGTGTCTATTCAGGTCATTATCATACACAATCTGAACACGGTAATATTAAATACCTTGGTGCTCAAATGGAGTTTACTTGGAATGATGCACATGATCCTAAATACTTTCATGTATATGATACTGAAACACATGAGATGACAGCAGTTCTTAACCCTATCACAATGTTTGAGAAGGTTTATTATGATGATACAGATATGTTCTATACCAACGGTGGATATGATGTATCATCGTTAAAGGACAAGTTTGTTAAAGTTATTGTTGAGAACAAGTGTAACCCGTATGAGTTTGACAAATTCATTGATGAGCTAGCTACAATTAATACTCATGAGTTAAAGATCATTGAAAATTTTAAAGAGTTCCTTGGTGATAACGTTGAAACATCTCTTGAAGATGTAGAGAACACACAAGAATTAATGGAAGACTATATCCAATCAGTTAATACAGATTTAGATAAAGGTAAACTAAAATCACTCATGAATAGCCTATATTCCGAAGCTGTAGATATGGAGATCCAATGATAGCATTTAAGAATATTACATGGAAGAATTTTTTATCAACAGGTGCTAATGAGATATCAATTGATTTGAATAGACATAAATCTACGTTAATCGTAGGACATAACGGTGCTGGTAAATCTACTATGTTAGATGCATTATCATTTGCTTTGTTTGGTAAACCCCATAGGAATGTTAAGAAGAACCAATTGATTAACTCGGTTAACGGTAAAGGTGCTTTGGTTGAGGTAGAGTTTGAAACATCTGGTCACAAGTTTAAAATCGCAAGAGGTATTAAACCAAACATCTTTGAGATATATCAAAACGATAAGATCATAGACCAGAGTGCTAACACTAGAGATTATCAGAAGTTCTTAGAACAAAATATCTTAAAGCTTAATCATAAGTCATTCCATCAGATTGTTGTTCTTGGGTCAAGTTCATTTGTGCCATTCATGCAATTACCACAACACCATAGGCGTGAAGTCATCGAGGACTTACTTGACGTTAATATTTTTTCTAAGATGAAGAGCATCTTAAAGGATCGTGCAACAGATACGAAAAGTCATTTTAAAGACACTAAGCTGCTATTAGATGCTGAAAAGAGTAAGATAATATATCAGCAGAATCATGTTAATAAATTAGATAGTTTGAATAAAGCAGCTATGGCATCTAAGGCTGATGATCTATTAGATCTTGAGAAAGACTTAAAGGATTGTGCGAATGACTTGCGGGCGAAGACAGAAGAGATGTTAGCCTTTGGTGATCTAGCAAAGATACAAAGTGACTTAAATACAAGCAATTCTGAAAAGACTAGTTTAACCCTGAACATGGGCGAGATCAAAAGTGGCATAAAGGCCTTAGTTACGAAGAGCAGGTTCTTTGAGGCAAATAATGAGTGTCCAACGTGCAAACAAAAGATCACAAAAGATCTTAAAATGCAACAAATGGAAGGCGTAAAGGATGCTGCAAAGGCTCTAGAAGACAGTCGTGTCCTGTGTTCACATAATATTGGCGATGTGGATAGTAACATTAGTGAGTTACACAGGTGCATCCAGGAGATCACTAGTGTAGGGTCAGAGATCAAGACTATCCAGATTAATATGCAAATGATTAATAACATGATAACAGAACATAACAATAAGAGTTATGAGATCACTGATGTTGCTGATGATCTTGCTGAGTTAAATAGATTAAAGAAGAGTGCTGATGAGTTACGAGATACCTTCGATGAGTTATCAGATAAGATGTTATATAATGATATAGCCAGTGAGATGCTTAAAGATACTGGTATTCGTACTAAGGTTATTAAAGAGTACTTACCTGCAATGAATATGTTAATCAATCAATATTTGCAAACACTAGACTTCTTTGTATCATTTAACTTAGATGAGAATTTCTCTGAAACTATTAAGAGTCGTCATCGAGATTCATTTGTATATGCTAACTTCTCTGAAGGTGAGAAGCAGCGTATAGATTTAGCATTATTATTTGCATGGCGTAAGATAGCTCAAATGAAGAATTCAACTAACACCAATTTATTAATACTTGATGAAACATTTGACTCAAGCCTAGATACAGATGGTGTCGACAATCTCATGAAAATTCTATATTCTTTAGATGAGAATACTAATACGTTTGTTATATCTCACAAGCCAGACTTATTAGAGTCTAAGCTTAAGTCAAAGATTGAGTTTAAAAAGCTTAATAACTTCTCTGCACTAGTGTAATTCCATATCTCTTTGGAGATATAAAACCATATCCCTTTTTATTTTGCATTTAGTCAACATATTTTCTCCAGCTATGGTATAATAGAACTATAAACAATAAAAAAGGAAGTAGTTATGAATTTACAATCACAGGATTATTTAGCTAAGTTACTCGCTAAAGAAAATCTCACAGTTCAACATGGTAACTATCAGACAGCATCGTTCGATGTAATTAATCGTGTATTAAATCTTCCACTTTGGGCAGACAAAGGTAAAGCAGTTCATGACTTACTTGTAGGACATGAAGTAGGACACGCCTTATATACACCTGCAGACGGGTGGCATGACTCTGAAAAAGAGATTCCGGGTGTACCAAGAGATATGATTAATATCATTGAAGATATTAGAATTGAAAAGAAAATACAAGAGACTTATCCTGGTATCACTAGAGCATTCAGGCAAGGTTATAAAGTTTTGTTTGATGATAACTTATTTGGCACTGTTGGTAAAGATCTTACATCATATAACTTTATGGATAAATTAAATATTCATTCAAAGGGTAGAGGATATCACACAGTTAAATTTAATGAAACTGAACAGATGTTTGTTGATTTAGCTATGTCAGTTGATACTTGGGAAGACGTTTTAAATGCTTGTCAAGAGATTAATGATTGGTTAGCTAATAGAGAAGATTATGCTGAAGATGAAGAACAACCAACTACAGTAGTTGCACAAGATACAAATGAACAAAGTAACTCTACTGCGGGTAGTGATAGCGAAGATCAAACTGAAGAAGACGATGAGGACAGCACAAGTCAAAGTGGCAACAAGGAAAAAAGTGTAACAGATCAAACTGAAGAAGACGATGAGGACAGCACAAGTCAAAGTGGCAACAAGGAAAAAAGTGGCAACAA